ATCAAGTAGATGCAGTATATGATGCACTGAGATATAATCGTAAACTTTTAATATCACCAACTGCATCAGGTAAGTCACTAATGATTTACTCGATTGTCAGATACTTTGCGGAAAGAGATCAAAAGATCCTCCTAGTGGTCCCTACAACCTCCCTGGTTGAACAGATGTTCAAAGACTTCCAGGACTACGGATGGAACGCAGAGGACTATTGCCACCGCATATACAGCGGTCGTGAGAAGACTAATGAGTATCCTGTAGTTATCACCACTTGGCAGTCTATCTACAAACTTCCTAGAAATTTTTATGATGCTTTTGATGTAGTTATTGGCGATGAGGCTCATCAATTTAAATCCAAGTCTTTAGTTGGAATCATGACTAAACTGGATAATACAAAATATAGGTTCGGTTTTACGGGTACTCTTGATGGAACTCAAACACATAAATGGGTATTGGAGGGTTTATTTGGCCCATCCTACAAAGTCACTCAAACTAAAGAGCTAATTGATAAAGGACATCTCTCTAAACTTCAAATCAAAATTATTATTCTCAAACATAATCCACAACAATTTGAAAATTTTGAAGATGAAGTTCAATTTATTATTGGACATCCAAAACGAAATAACTTTATTAAAAATTTAGCTTTGGATTTGAAAGGAAATACTCTCGTTCTTTTTTCTAGAGTTGAAACTCATGGTCAACCTTTATATGAATCAATAAATAATTCTGCAAAGGATGGTCGTAAAGTTTTTTATGTACACGGTGGAATAGACGCAGAAGAAAGAGAATTGGTTAGAGAGATTACTGAAAGAGAGGAGAATGCAATTATTGTGGCATCATACGGAACATTCTCTACTGGTATTAACATTAAAAATCTACACAATGTTATTTTTGCTTCACCTTCAAAGTCTAGAATCCGTAATCTTCAGTCAATCGGAAGAGTTTTAAGAAAAGGTGATAATAAAACTCAAGCAGTACTTTATGATATTGCCGATGATTGCACTAAAAATTCAAGAAAAAACTATACATTAAATCACCTGATAGAGAGAGTCAAAATTTATAATGAAGAGAATTTTAACTACGAATTTGTTCAAGTTAATTTAAAAGAATGATGGAAGAAGATTTCTATGCAGTAATTAAATTAGTATCTGGAGAAGAAATATTCTCCATTGTTTGTCCTTCTGAAGAAGAAGGTAGAACAATGTTGATACTTAATAATCCTGTTATTATAGAAGTTGTTGTCATGAAACAAATTGGAATGCAAGGATACAAGATAGATCCATGGCTTAAATTTGCTGATGATGATACATTTTTAATGGATATGGATAAAGTTTTGACAATCAGTGAAGTTCGTGATGAAGAAACTATTGAAATGTATCACAAATTTTTAAGACAAAAAGATAAGAAAAACTCAAAAAATTCTCTCACTCCAGAAATGGGATATCTCTCGTCAGTTTCTGAAGCAAGAAAAAGATTTGAAAAACTTTATAGAGGCCAATCAGATATTAAAGAAAGCTAATCTTTGAAACTCCACAGAGTAATTGTACCAACTTTTGCAAGCCATTGTCAATAGCCGAACATTCTGTTATAATAAGAACACTTAATATTAACAGGGACTCATGAAATGCAGGCACCAAAAAGAAAAAGATCTGAACATTATGTAAATAATAAAGAATTTTTAGAAGCGATATGTGAATACAAGAGAAAGGTTAAGGTAGCTGCGGAGAATGGTGAACCAAAACCCCGTATTACCAACTATCTCGGAGAGTGTTTCCTCAAGATTGCTACGCACTTATCTTACAAACCAAACTTTGTCAATTACATGTTCCGAGAGGATATGATTTGTGACGGTATTGAGAACTGTGTGCAATACATTCACAACTTTAATCCAGAAAAGTCTTCTAATCCTTTTGCTTATTTTACTCAGATTATTCACTACGCATTTTTGAGAAGAATTCAAAAAGAAAAGAAACAGATGGAAATTCGTTCCAAGATTATTGAAAGATCTGGATATGATGAAGTATTTACTGTAGATGATGACTATGGAAACGCTTCCGACTATAATAGTATTAAAGATTCCATTCAAACAAAAATGTATCAATGACATTAATTGCTTGTGTGACTGACACCCATTATGGTGCCAGAAAAGGTAGTAAAACCTTTCATGATTATTTTAAAAAGTTTTATGAGGATGTTTTCTTTCCTGAACTAGAAAGAAGGAATATCAAACATTGTATTCACTTAGGCGATGCATTTGATAATCGTAAAAGTGTAGATTTCTGGGCTCTGAATTGGGCAAAGGAAAATGTTTATGATCGTTTCCGTGATCTTGGTGTCAAAGTATATCAAATTGTTGGAAACCATGATGCATACTATAAAAATACCAATGAAGTCAACTCTATTGAGTCCCTGTTAAGAGAGTATGACAACATTGTTCCTATTTCTAGTCCTGGTGAATATGAAGTTGCTGGATTGAAAACATTCATGATTCCGTGGATTTCTCCTGAGAATCGTGATGAGACCTTAGAGAAACTTTCTAAAACCAAAGCCAAAGCTGCTTTTGGTCATCTTGAACTTCAAGGATTTAGTGTGTATCCAGGAAATGTTCAACAACATGGAATGGAAGTTAATGTTTTTGATAACTTTAGAATCGTATGTTCTGGACACTATCATACTCGTTCTAATAACGGAAAGATTTTCTATCTTGGAAATCCTTATCAACTTTATTGGAATGATATAGATGATAAAAGAGGATTTAACTTTTTTGATACTCAAACTTTTGAATTAGAGTTCGTTCAAAATCCTTATAATATGTTTGAAAGGATTTATTATGAGGATCAAAATCCAAAACTATTCAATACAACTTCCTGTAAGGATAAGATTGTTAAGATTATTGTTCGCAAAAAATCAGATCAACTTCTTTTTGAAAAGTTTGTAGATAAGATCTATAAAACTGGAGTTGTAGACATTAAGATCGTTGAAAACTTTGAAGTTAATGATGATGATGTGGATTTTGATCAAGAAAAAATAGAGGATACGATCACTATTTTAAATAAATATGTTGAGGACTCTGATTTTGACTTGGATAAAGAAAAAGTCAAAACCCTTTTACGAGAGGTCTACCAAGAAGCCTGCGAAATAGAATAAGTATGTACATGATCACGCCATACGGAGATGAAGACGGCGCATATGCGGTAGCGGATGACGATGGCGATAAGACCCTGTACTTTTTCCAAGATGAAGATGATGCAGAAAGATTTGCAGGTCTTTTAGAAGCGGATGATTATCCTGAAATGGAAGTTGTAGAAGTTGACCCACAACTTGCAATAAAGACTTGCCATGAGTATAATTATAGATATGCAATTATAACCCCCGATGACTTTGTGATTCCTCCCAGAAAATATGATTTTGTTCAAAACGATTAAGTGGCGTAATTTTCTTTCTACTGGAAATCAATTTACTGAAGTAAATTTTCAAGACGCTCAAACAAACCTGATTGTCGGAACTAATGGTTCTGGTAAGAGTACCATATTGGATGCTCTTACTTTTGTATTGTATAACAAACCATTCCGTAAGATTAATAAACCTCAACTCATTAACTCTGTGAATGAGAAGGATTGTCTTGTGGAGATTGAATTTACGATTGGAAATAAGGACTATAAGGTTATCCGAGGTATTAAACCAAATATTTTTGAGATCTGGATAGATGGAACTGTTCAGAATCAAGATTCCGCAGCTCAAGATCAACAGAAGAAACTTGAGGAAGGTATTCTTAAACTCAACTATAAGTCTTTCACACAGACAGTAATTCTTGGATCTGCAACTTTCGTTCCATTTATGCAGTTGACTTCTTCACATCGTAGAGAGATTGTTGAAGATCTTCTAGATATTAAGATTTTTTCTACAATGAATAATATTCTCAAAGAGAGAATGCGTAGAACAAATGAACTGATTCGTGAATTTTCAATAAAAAAAGAAATGATTGAGGACAAGATTGAGATGCAAGAGAACTTCATCAAAGATCTTGATAAGAGCGGGAAGGATCGGATTAAAAGAAAAGAAGATAATATTCAAACGATTGAGAATGAAATTGATGAATTAACTACTGATAATGAATCTACTTTAGTAACGATTGAAAGAGATCTTCAACCAAAGTTGGAGGAACTTACTAGTACTAACTCAACTCTGAAAAAACTCAATCAAATCAAAGCCAAACTGGAACAAAAGATACAAACACTGGTATCTGAACATAAGTTTTTTCAGGAAAATTCGGTTTGTCCTACCTGCACCCAAAGTATTGAGGAGAAATTTCGCCTAGATAAGATTGTAGATATTGAGGAGAAATCCAAAGAACTCAATGACGGATACCGAGAGTTGGAGGATGCAATCAATGTAGAACTAGAAAAAGATCAACAATTTCTATCTTATTCTACGGAGATTAACAAACTCAACAATGACATTTCACACAACAATGTTAAAATTACTGGGCTTAACAAACAAATCAGAAATCTACGAAACGAAATTCAAGAAATTACCGAACAAGTTCAAAACCGAAATTCTGAACGCAAAGCCCTTGAAAACTTAATAACGGATCTTGATACATTAGAAAAAGAAAGATCTAAGGAAAAAGAACAAGTTAGTTATTACGAGTTCGCTCATTCATTGATGAAAGATGGTGGAGTAAAGTCCAAGATCATCAAAAAGTATCTGCCTCTTATGAATCAGCAGATAAACAAGTATCTACAGATGATGGACTTCTACATCAATTTCACATTGGATGAAGAGTTCAAGGAGGTTATCAAGTCACCAGTTCACGAAGACTTTAGTTATGAATCTTTTAGTGAAGGTGAGAAGATGCGTATTGACCTTTCTCTTTTGTTTACCTGGCGGGACATTGCCAAACTTAGAAACTCGGCCAGTACAAATCTTCTCATCCTAGATGAAATCTTTGATAGTTCTTTGGATGGTGCAGGAACAGATTTCTTCACAAATATTATTCGTTATGTCATTCAGGATGCTCATGTGTTCGTAATCTCACACAAGACTGACGATCTCATGGATAAATTTGACAGGGTGATGAAATTTGATAAAGTAAAAGGATTCAGTAAACTAGTGTCATGACCACTCCAAACTGGCAACACAACTCTGGGAAACCCCAGAAACGAAAACTTAAACCGCAAGCACTGCGTCAGGCGAAAGCACGACTGGCCCAGTTCAAAAAGCGTCACATGAACCGCTCCAATGGGGCGGTTTCGTCGTATTATGGCTGCATACGAAACAAAGTTCATGCCTGTTAATCACGAAGTCAAAGGTCAACTCGCTCGTCTTCTTGCAACGGAAGACCTTGTGGTGGAACATAAACATGTCCCTACCGCATGTTTCAATGTGGATACTCGTGTCTTGACTCTTCCCATGTGGGAGAAGGCTTCTAACGCTGTATACGATATGCTTGTTGGTCATGAAGTTGGTCATGCTCTCTATACTCCGAATGA